AAAACTGTCTTGTTTCTTTACGCTGTACTGAATCCATATTTGATTCTTTCAATCCAACTCGTTTTAAATAAAGCTGGTATTGGTGTTCCAAATCAAAAGTTTTGTTTGTCATATCAAAATTTTTTTAATAACAACCTGATTAATTCAGATAGACTTAGGCCACGTTGTTTTGCTTTCAACATAGCATCTTGCTTTTCACTCTTGGGAATCCTTAATTCAAATCTTGCGTCATTCATGATATTTTATTTTAATTTTGTTTATGCAAATATACAAATAATTTTGAAAGTACGGACTATAATTGAAGTTTTTTTAAATAAATTTGCAAAATTGAATTAAGTCATGTATATTTGTCCTGATATTTACCGGGAACGCTCGGTTTTTTTGAAATTAAAACTGTAATAAATGGTTGACAAAATAGAAATTAGATTAAAACAGCTTGGCATTACAAAGCAGCATTTAGCTAAGAAAGCAAATATGCATACAAGCCAGTTAAGTCACGTTCTCAGTGGGAGGAGAAAGTTTACCCCTGAACAGGAAACAATCATCCGAAATTATTTGGGTGTGTGATATTTTTTTCGCTTTGAAATAGTAAAAAATAATTGACGTAAAAATTTAAAATTTAAAAGTTATGATGGGACGTTTTTTTATTGATGATCTTAATGATAAATCAGTAATTGATTTTGATGTATATGAAGTTGGGGATTATGATGGTGAAGATAGATTATACATTGAAATGATTAAAGGTGAAGAGTGCATTGGCGGATGTATTAGTAAAAATGAGACAGAACAACTAATTGAGTATTTACAAAAAAAGGTTAAAGATTTTCAAGTAAAAAAAAAATAAATGGCTAAAGAACTACCTTATTTTAAATTTGAACCTTCTGCCTGGGATACAGGTAAAATACAATTATTTGATTTTACAATACAGGGAATATATATAAATTTATGTTCTTTGTATTGGCAGAGGCTTGGAGATTTAACATATAAACATGCAGTAAATAAAGTGTGCGGTGGCAATGCGAGCGCATTGCAAACATTATCCGATGAAGATGTTATAGGTATAGATGATGATAAAATCGTCATTAAATTTTTGGATGAACAGTTAAATGGGTTTACATCTATTAGTGATAAAAATAGGGAAAACGCTTACAAACGTTGGAATAAGAAGAATAATGCGGGCGGATTGCGATCGCATAGCGAACGCAATGCCATAAGAGAAGAGAAGATAAGAGAAGAGAAGATAAAAGAAGAGAATAAAAAATCTAAACCTAATAATGCATCCAATAAAAAAATACCAACTTATGAAGAATTTAAAGAACACGCTCTAAGTAAAAAAAATAATGTAGACCAAAGTAAATTAAAAGCGAAATATGAATCTTGGGTTGAAAACGGATGGAAAGATGGCTATGATAATCAAATAAAAAACTGGAAAGCTAAGCTAACAAACGTAGTTGCATATATTCCAGAAGGAGAAAAACCAAAAGAAGAAACAATGAGAGTAAAACGATGATAGAAACTGCAAAACATTATAAAAATTTCGGTCTCTCTGTATTGCCAACCCGTAAAGACAAGAGCCCGGCGACCAAAAAAACGTCTGGCGTTACAATCCCGCTATCCGATTTTAAATACGCTTTTGGAATTGGGATAAAATGCGGGAAAGAAAGCGGGAACTTAGAATGTTTTGATTTTGATAACAAATTCTCTGATGCCAAACAGATTTTAAGCGAATTTTTGAAAATAGAGGAAGTCAGGGATGTATATCAAAAACATAAACTCCCTATTGAAAGCACTGTATCCGGGGGGTACCACCTGCTTTACAGGTGCTCAAAAAACGAGGGTAGCCTTAAACTTGCACGAAGGCCCAAATGGGATGAAACAAGAAACAAATGGATTCCCGTAGTTTTAATCGAAACAAGGGGCGAAGGCGGATATTTCTGTGCTGATCCCACCCCGGGATACAAGGTAATTCGAAATAACATTCTTGAAATAAATGAAATTTCAGTCGAAGAAAGGGAGATTCTATTCACCGCAGCAAGGTCTTTTAATCAATTCACAGAAATTAAGACAAATAATTTTGAACAAAAGGAAAGGCCGGGGGATTACTACAACAACCAGCCGGAAGCAATCGACGAAATGAAAAACAGCTTGCTAAAAAATGGATGGAAAAATTTAAAAACTTATCTATGGAGGCGACCGAATAAAAAAACCGGGGTAAGCGCAACGTTAGGCAAGGTCGCTCCAAACGTTTTTTACAACTTCTCTGCAAACGGGTATCCCTTTGAGCCGATGGCAGGATACACCCCCTTTCAGGTTGTATGCCTGCTGGACCATCAAGGTGATTTTAAAAAATTCGCACAAGAACTGGCTGCAAGGTACAACCTAAGCACGCCCGATACCTACATTCAAAACCGGGTTGAAAAGAAAACTGATAAAAAGTTGGATAAAAAAACGTTAGGTGATATCCGGGTGAAAACATTCGTTGACGTTCAGGTCCCGGTCGATAAACCTCCTGTTATCATGAGTATAAATCATTCTGACAGAATAGCCCCTAACTGGAAACGATTGATGACATTAGGAAATTTCTCGTGTTTTACCGGGAAAAGTAAGTCTAAAAAAACATTTTTGCTAACTACAATCATGTCCACATTAGGGATGAATTACATCGATGAATCGGTTAAATTCAAGGCTGACATGCCGGAAAATAAAAGGATGGTACTTCACTTTGATACAGAACAGGCAGATTATGATGCTTATGTAACTGCTAAGCGAATACACGACATAGCAGGGACTTACATGCCCCACGTGGGAACGTTTAATCTCAGGGAATATAAGCCTGCGGAAAGATTGCTTATAATTCAGAACACTATCGAATTTTTTAAACAAAGTGTCGGTGTTGTGGTTATTGATGGAGTTGCAGATTTGGTAAAGAGCGTGAACAACGAGGACGAATCGAACGAAATATTACACTCATTCATGAAATGGACGAAAGAGTATAACTGCCACATAGCCAATATATTACACCAAAATAAAAAAGACAATTTCGCAACCGGATGGTTAGGAACGCAGATTATGAAAAAGGCAGAATTAGTGATGGCAATAGAGCGGGAACCGGATGAAAATTTAAGGGAATACAGTAACGTAATATGCGATGTCATAAGGGGTGTAGAAGAGTTTCCGCCTTTCTCATTTAAAATAGACGAAAGGGGACTTCCAGAAATTTATGATCTGATAAATCCGAAATAGCCATGAATGAACATGAATTAAAAATATTATACGCAATACTTGAAAAAGTAAAATATACTCACAGGCTTAGTGCCAGACGGGATATTGAGAAACTTGTTAATAAAGTGTTGAAACGAAAAACATGTGAGGCTCGTAAATTATTAGAATTTGATTAACTTTGAATATTGTTTGTGAATTTCATATTGTTAGTTAGTTGGTTAGTTACTTGTCGGTTGTAAGTTTTGGTTGGCAAAACCGGGTTCCACGCCCGGTTTTGTTTTTTAAAAAAACTTTTCGTACATTTGAAAAAAAAATATGATGGAAATAGGACGCCCCCCAAAATATTCGAAGCCGGAAGAATTACAAAAAAAGATTCAGGAGTATCTTAATGCCTGCCCGGACACGAGAAAAATAATTATCCAACGAACTGGCGAGACAATAGAAATTCCTCATCCGACCATAACGGGCTTAGTTTTGTATTGCGGATTTGAAAGCAGACAATCGTTTTACGAATACGAAAAAAAGCCTGATTTTACTTACACTATTAAAAGAGCGAGGACATTTTTGGAGAATATTTATGAGAAAATGCTTCTTGATAATCCCACCGGGGCCATCTTTGCACTCAAGAATTTCGGTTGGGCGGATGCACAGCAATACGAGCATTCAGGAACAATGGAAATAACACGTAAGGTTATCGAATGAAATGGCAGATCGACTATACCCGCCCTCAGTACGATATTCTATCTACAATAGAAAGCGAAAAATACAAGTATGTTATAATCACGAAAGGTAGACGATTTGGATTAACAAAAGGCCTTATGAATGCCTGTTTAGAATGGGTCTGCGAGGGACAGAAAGTATTGTGGGGTGATACAATAAGTTCTAACATCGATCGATATTGGGAACGATACGCAATGCCGGAGATAAAAAAAGCAAACATCAGGTACAGGTATAATTCACAACAGAAAAAAGCGAATATAGGTACAGGATACATAGATTTCAGAAGTGCAGACAGACCGGAGAACTGGGAAGGTTTTGGATACAACAAGATATTTCTAAACGAGGCAGGAATAATTTTGAAAAACGACTATCTATACACCAATGCGGTGTTACCGATGCTGATTGACTACCCTAATGCACAGCTTATAGCAGGGGGAGTGCCGAAAGGAAAAACTAAAAAAAACGGGGATGAACACAAGTTTTACACTCTCTACAAAAATGCGAAGGCAGGGTACAAGAATTACAAGGTATTTGAATACACGTCTTACCATAACCCGTTGCTTTCTAAGGAAGACATAAAAGATCTTGAAGATGAGATCGGCCGGATGTCGCCTAACATGCGATTACAAGAGGTGTATGGCCAGTTTGTGGATGGTGTAGAACAAGCCTTATGGGTGCCTGAAATGATTAAGCATAAAAAACCGGTTATACTAAAACGAATTATAACTGCAGTAGACCCGGCTGCAACAAAAACAGGAGATGAGGTAGGTATAATAACAGCAGGGAAGGGTGTTGACGATAACATTTATGTGTTAAACGATATTTCAGGAAATTACACCCCGGGCCAGTGGGGCACAATTGCAAATAACGAGGCTAAGAAATACGGGAGCGATTGCATCGTAATAGAGACAAATCAGGGAGGGGATATGGCTGAGAATGTCATCAGGCAATACAATAAGAACATTCGTATAAAACGGGTTCACGCAGTTAAGGCTAAGGAAGTAAGGGCAGAACCTGTGGTGTCGCAGTATGAAAATAAAAAAGTATTTCATAACTTTGGATTAGAAAAACTTGAAAACGAAATGTTAACCTGGGTTCCCGGGGAAGGTAAATCACCTAACCGGGTGGACGCTTTAGTTTATTCGATACTCGAGTTAACACAAAACAAACTAAACATAAATCAATGGGGCTATTGAAAATATTCAAAAACGATAAAGTCGAACAGCTTAAAGCAGCTAATGAAAAACTACGAATGCAGGTTACTGATAACAACCTTCTTTATCGTCAATTGTATAATTCACTATCAGGATATTTTTCATTAGACAAAGATCAGGATTTGGATTATTACATCAAAAACGGTTTTGAAAAAAATGCTTCGATTTACGGGACTATAATGAAGTTGTCATTAAAGGCGGCTGGGGTTCCGATTAAGCTTGTTATTAAGCAAACGAATGGGAAGGAAGTTGAGCAGGAATGGAGTAAATATCCTGAATTAAAACGACTGATATACAAACCTAATCATTATCAAAATGGGAAAGAACATCGCACAAATGCGTTTATGTACAAGTACGTTACTGGAAACACTATCACGTACGCACCTAAGTACGAAAACGGAATTAACAAAGGTAAGATAACCAGAGACGGGATGTTATTAATGCCAGTTCAGGACACGGAAATTTACGCTAATGGCTGGCGTCAAATGCCCTCGTATTACACGGTAAATTTCTATCAACAGGAATCTTTACGAATAGCTATCTCAGATGTGTGGCACGAGAGATTTCCGGGATTGGACATGCAGAATGGGGCGCAGTTTATGGGTATGTCTCCTTTAAAAGCGGCTGCGAATATTATTAAATCAATGAATGCCGGGGATAAAAATCTGGCGACACTATACGGGATGGGCCATGCTCCCGGAATTGTCTATAAAAAAATATCGGACAGCATAGACCCGGGCACCCCCCGGGACCAGCAAAGGCAATGGAAAAAAAACTATACCCAATCTTCGGCAGAGCAAATACCGATATTCACCTATGGCGATGTCGGATTTGCAAAGGTAGGAACAGATGATGTTGCAAGCCTTAGAATTATTGAAAACTCTGAACATGGATCCCGGGTGGTATCAAAAATATTTGGTGTAGATCCTTCGATTTTCGGAGACACAGGAGCGTCTACATTTAACAACATGGAAACAGCGCAAAAAGCAATGTGGGAGGACAGGTTGATCCCGGATGTGGATCAATATTGGGAAGGCTTTACAGAAGAAATTGCATACCCTTATGATAGTAAGTTAATTCTCAAACCTGACTATGATACTATACAGGCATTGCAACCAGACAAGGCGACAAAAGTTGTTTGGGTATCGAAAATGTTCAATGATGGGGTGATAACCGGGGATGAGTACCTTGAAAAAATGGGTGAGGAGAAAACGGAACTACCGGAAATGCAAATACGATTTAGTTCATTTAACCGGGTGCCTTTGACAGATGTTATAAACTCGTCTGATGAGGGAGCTACTGGTAATGAAGAAGATAATTTCTTTAACGAAAACAATATTGAGGAGGAAATGTAATGGAAGATACTAAAATGTTCACTGAAAAAGAGGTAATAAGATTACTTATCCAACAGCGTGATTCAGATTCGGATGTGGTGAAAGGAGAGGCTAATATAAGCGGCTTTACAGCTAAGAATAAGATTCTTAAAAATAAGTTGGTTTTAAAGAATGAATAAACAGGCTTCAAACAGGTGGCGGTTGATAGATCGTAAGCGTGCTACATTTAGAAAAACGTTTCGCCCTGTAATGCGAAAAGCACTGGATGAAAGTATCACACCTTTTCTTGAACAGATTAAATCAGTATCGGATATAACAAACGTGGTTAATTATGTTGAATATTACATAGAAGAAGAAAAAATTGAAAAGGCTTTTAAATCGATGTACAGGGAAACGATGAAAGAATTTGCACAATACGATAATGTCAATATTCAAAAGGCTGCTGGAATTCAATACCAAAAAAAATCTATTTACGAAAATTTAATTGATGAGGAGATACAGAGGTACATAGAATCCGGGCATATTGGTTTGTTAATATCAGCAGTTCAGGGAACTTCAAAGAAAATTATGAGGCGTAAATTAGAACAACTTATACCGGATATACTTGAAAGGGGTTTGGGTATGGGTGAGGCACAGACATTATTAAGGGATTCAATTGAGGACGAATGGTATAGGGCGAACAGGTGGAGAACAGAAAGAATTACACGAACAGAAGTAAGTGCTGCGAGTAATTTAGGAAGTTATAAAGGAGTTGAAATAACTGGTGTAGCAAAAACAAAAAGTTGGGTAAGTGCGTTAGATGAGAGAACGAGGACAGACCCTTTTAATCATTTTCATTCGCAGACGGTAGCTTTCGATGGGGTGTTTGACAAAACGGGAGAGAATATACTCTACCCTGTTGACCATACGAATGGAAGCGCAGGTAATACAATTAATTGCAGATGTACATTAACGTATTCAGTTAATTGATTTTAAATTATGATAATTTAAATAAAATATATAACTTGCAAAAAAAACACATGGAAAATCAAAAAACCATATGCAATAAATTAGAATATCAGATTAAAGATGTTGATTCCGGTACCGGTGTTGTCGAGATATACGTTAACGCATTTAACAATAAGGATACGGATGACGATATAAGTTTACCGGGCTCATTTGCTAAAACGATTGCAGAAAACAGGAAACGAATAAGACATTTTCTTAATCACAGGACAGATAAACTGATTGGCATACCTTTGGAAATGCGGGAAGATACCGTCGGTCTATTGGTAACATCTAAATTAAACTTAAAAGTTCAGGATGGTAGAGACACGTTCGAACATTATAAACTCTTTGCTGAGAATAATTTAAGTTTAGAACATAGTGTTGGTGTTAAAGCAGTGAAATATGAGATAGACGAAGTAGAAGGTGTTAGAAAGGTAAGCGAATGGAAATTATGGGAATACTCTACATTACATGCTTGGGGTGCCAACGAGCTTGCATTAACGCAGGATGTTAAATCCAAACTGGAAACGATCTTAAACAAAGGGCAATTTACAGACAGTTATTTAAAGCAAATTGAATTAAAATTAAACGAAATAAAAGCACTCGTTGCAGAGCCGTTGAAAAAACACTCTGATAAAAATGAGCCGCATGATTTTCAAAATGAGGTTTTAGATATGTTAAATGAAACAATAAAATTATTTTAAAATGGAATTGGAAAAAACGATTGAGAAATTAAATGAAGGGA